GGAGGCCCCGAAAACGGCAAGCGTGCCACTGACTCCGGGGAATATGCCGACGGACGACACGGCGGGCAGCAACGCCGCTGTGAAGGATGAAAAGCGGAGAATCTTAAAGGCTATGCCGACGGCCACAGAAAAGGAATTTGCCGGGGATAAGGCAGGCGATAAGGCCCCGATTCAGAAAAAGCGGCTTTTGGGCGCGGGCAAATCCGGGCGCGACACTACGGGAGCGGTGGTATAATGGCGACACCTGCTGACGGTAAAAAAATTGTTGAGATATACAACCGGCTCGATGGCGACAAAGCGGCGTATCAGGCCCATTTACGGGAAATATCCGAGTATCTAGTGGCGGTTAAATTTCTCTATGATCAATGGGTTGCAGGGGGGAAGAGGCACAAAAACATTTACGACGGCACAGCAATCCGGGCGCATCGTGTTTTTGCCAATGGGTTGTTCGGCAATCTGACGCCGCAGGCAACGCCGTGGTTTTCTCTGACTGTAAAGAATAAATCCATCGCGGAAATATCCAACGTGAAATATTGGCTGGCCGACACGACTGACCGCATGCGTTCAGCCATAAACGCATCAAATGCCCCTTTAGCGCTTCAGCAGGTTTACCGGTCCGAAGGATGGGCTGGAACAGCGGTGCTTAATGTCGAACCAGGGAAACGATATGCGTTGAACTGCCAGGCGTTCTCTGTCGGTAATTGCTGCGTGTTGGAGGACGCTGAAGGCGTTGTTGATTCGGTTTATCGTCTCGAACGGTTTACCTGTCGGAAGATGATTCAGAAATGGGGGGATAAATGCTCTGAGAAGGTTCAAAAGGCCCACAAGGATCAAAAATATACCGAAACATTTGACGTGATCCATGCTGTATATCCGCGCGACGACTATAATTGGAATAAAGCCGATAACCTCAATATGCCGTATGCGTCAGTATGGGTTGAAAAAGAGGCAAAGAATGTCCTGGCTGAATCCGGTTATCAGGAATTCCCCTATGCCGTGCCGCGATGGGAGAAGGACGAAGGCGAGCAATACGGCCGTTCTCCGGGGATGGACGCGCTGCCCGATGGGCGGATGCTTAATCAAATGTGTTACGATAACTGGCGCGGCATTCAGAAACAGATTGACCCGCCGCTTCTGGCGACCTCCGAGGCCGCTCTGTCAACGACCGTCACGCGTCCCGCAGGGATCATCTACCACAAACCGGGGCATGAGCCGAAGCAGCTACAGAGCAATGGCCGTTTCGAAATTGCGTTGGAAGTGGAAGAGGGCCGCCGCCGGGCAATTAAAGACGCCTTTTATAACGACCTATTTCAACTGCTGGCGTCTGATAACCGGACGGACCGGACTGCCTATGAGATCAGCAAGCGGCTAGAAGAAAATATTTACATTCTTGGTCCGGCTCTGGGACGGCAGCAAGTGGAGTTGCTGGACCCGTTTTTAAGCCGGGTATTCTGGTTGCTGTTCCGGGCCGGGGCTATTTTGCCGCCTCCTCGCGAACTGATGGGGCAAGGGCTCGAGGTTGAATATACTGGCCGCCTGGCGCTTATGATGAAAGCCTACGAGACGCGCGCAACGGTGGACACGCTCAACGCGGTTGCTCCCCTGGCACAGATCAACCCCGAGATCATGGACAACTATAATCTGGATGAGATTGCACAAGGGACGGCATTGAGGGCAGGTGTCCCGGTGAAATATCTGAATCCGCCTGAATTTGTCGCAGAGATCCGGCAGAAAAGGGCGGAGGCGTTGAAGGCGCAGCAGGAAGCGGAGACGCTCGAACGTGCGGCGCAGCAGATACCAAACCTCGCAAAAGGGGCCGAAAAGGGCAGTGTTTTGGAGGCTCTTAATCAGTGAACGATTTATTTATTCAGGACCACGAACAACTGGAACGCGAGCAAGAGGCGGCGGCGGAGAACACGGCTAAGCAGCTCCGAATTAACTTCGGTGTGACGTTCTCCACGCCGGAAGGGTTTGAAGTGTTGAAGGCGCTGCAATCGTTTTGCCATGACAACGAGGTTACATATTGGAAGGGCGACACGCACGAAACGGCATTTCGGGAAGGCGAGCGAAACGTCTTTTTATTCATCAAGTCGCATCTATCAAACGAGCTGCGGCAAAAACTTTAGAAGGGAGAAAACTTTATGTCAGATGATCCGGGAATTGATCCGGGTGCAAATCCGGGGAGTCAGCCAGAGCCGGGCAATCAACCGTTAACCATCAACGCGGAACTGTTGGGAGAGTTCAAAGACGATCCCGTATTTAAACCGTTTGAGGGCAAGGGGCTGGGCGACGTATTCAAAAGCTACAAACACGCACAAACCCTTGTAGGCGCGGAAAAGATACCGATTCCCGCGGGGAAGCTGAACACGCCGGAGAACTGGAATTATGTCATGGATAAGCTGGGCCGTCCGAAGTCTGCCGATGGCTACAAGTTGGAGGCGAATCTGCCTGAGGGGTTCCCGAAAGACGAGAAGTTGACGGAAGGGTTCAAGCAGGTGGCTCATTATCTGGGGTTGTTACCGTGGCAGGCGGAAGGGCTTTACAAGTTTTACAACGATGCCCAGGTGGAGGCGTTCAAGGAAATCGAGGCACAGATGTCCTCGCAGGCCGAAAAGACCGAAGCGGCACTGATGGCCGAACTGGGGACAAAACAGAAATACGATGATTTCGTTCGGGGCGCTGACGCTGCGTTACAGCGTTTTGGTGGCTCGCCTGAGGACATTGCCGCTTTTTCGGAGAAGTTTGGGAATGATCCTATCGCCGTAAAAATCCTGGGCAACGTCGCAAAGGCTATGATGGAAGACGCGGCTGTGCGCGGGGATAAGAACTTTGATCTGTTCGGAGAGGATGCTGCGTCAAAAGCCAAAGACATTATGTCGAATCCGGAAAATGCGCTCTATAAGGCCTATCACGACAACGCACATCCGCAGCATCAGCACGTTGTGGATGAGGTATACCGGCTTATGACGGCTGTACACGGAAACAAGCCGGTCAATATTGCGGGGTGACGATATGGGAAGACGGCCAAAAGAAAGACAAATTGACACAGAACAAGAATGGAAGAAGATATCGCGAGATGACGTTCTGAGTTGGTTGCGCTGGCATATTGAACTTAAAACCAAAGCCATTGATGCAATTGAGAAAGAAAGAGACGTTTTGGAACGCGCACTAGACCTGTTAGTTGAGGAGTAGTCCATGAACGATTCATTTGATCCATCGAAAGAAGGGCGGCGAGTGACAACGAGATTTGGTCAGCCGAATGAAAATCAGGTTTCGGAATCTGATCAGCGGGACCAGGAACGCGAAGCGAGGGTTAAAGATGGCAAGACCGAAGAAAAACAAGACAAATGATTTGCCGGTTGCCTCTCCTCCTCCGGTGCCTCCTGGGGTAGTGGATAGGGTTTCTGAGCTTCCCTATCCGCTACTCCGGGAACTGCAAGAAATCAGCAACAACACGGGCAGGACGTTTGATTTGACGCGCCCCGTGCATGAGTTGGAGGCAATCTGTAACAAGGCCAACAATCCGCCGGATTCGTGGCGGAGACGTTGGGAATAATTAACCAGCGGGCAGCCCGCAAGGGTCCGCGATCAAAGGGGATTAAGAAGTAATTATGTAATTCGGGTAGCTCGTAAGAGTCCGTGCAAGCTGAAAGCCAGCCGTGAACACGACGCAGCGTGAAGCGTCGAGATGGTTTCCGTTTAACGGGCAGAGCCGTCGAAAAATTGAAACTTAAATTTTTCGGAGGTTAATCTTATGAGTACCGAAATTACCACTGCAATGGTCGAACAGTATTCGGCCAACGTGCAGATTCTCATGCAGCAGAAGGAAAGCCGTCTGCGGCAAGTCGTCCGTGTCGAAACGGGCGTTGTCGGCAAGAATGCTTTCTTTGATCAGCTCAATTCAACCGCAGCAGTCAAGCGCACTTCGCGCCATGCCGACACACCTTTAGTATCAACGCCTCATGTTCGCCGCCGGGTCTCTCTCGTCGATTATGATTGGGCTGACCTGGTGGATAACATGGACCTCAAAAAAGTCCTGATTGATCCGTCTAGCCTGTACGCGATCAACGCGCGAAATGCAATGAATCGCGCGATGGATGACGAATTGATCACGGCCGCATTTGGGACCGCTTACGGCGGCGTGGATGGTTCCACGTCCTACACCTTCAACACCTCATACAATCAGATTGCCAATG